TACTTCTTCGCTTGCAGGAATCTCAGCAGATACTGCGTCAACTGCAGCGCTTACTGTCTGCAAATCTGCATTTGTTGCGTAATCACCTGTAACAGTACCACCACCGCCTTGAGCAGAAATAATGATAGCACTTGCTGTTTCCGTAATAGTTACATTCTCACCAGCTGTAATCTGCTTAATATCGACATCCATGATATCTGGCTTATTAAGTATTTCAGCCTTACCAGAAACAGCATTCCAGTCAGCATTAACTTGTGCATCAGGAATCAATGCAGATACTGCATCAATAGCAGCACTTACTGTCTGAAGTTCAGCCTCAGTAGCAAAGTCTCCAGTTACTACTGCCAATTCATCATGTGTTACATAGTCACCTGTTACAGAACCACCTTCAGCAGATATCATTAAACCACTTGCTGTGTCAGTTAAGTAAATGTTCTGACCTGCAATTAGTTCAGTCTGTTGTGGTTTATGCTGGATGTATGCTTTAGATGAAGTGTTTGCTTCAGTCCAGTCTGACTGAACCTGTGCGTCAGGAATAGCAGCAGACACTTCTTGAATTTCCTGCTCAAGCTGTGCTAGTTCACCAGTTACAGATCCGCCTTCAGCAGAAATAATAACATCATCGCCACTTACTGTGATAGAAATACCATCACCTGCACGAACAGCAACTTCCTGAGGTTTGTTAAGAATCTCAGCTACACCACTTGTAGCTAACCAGTCAGAGTTAACTTGTGCTTCTGGGATAGATGCAGATACAGCATCAATAACACCAGATACATATTGAACTTCATTCTCAGTTGCTAAATTAGATATGTCAGGAATTGCTGCAGATACTGCCTGCAAATCACTGTTTGTAGCAAATTGAGATACATCTAATTCTTCGAACTCAACTTCTTCACTTTCAGGAATTTGACCACTTACTGAATCTACAGCAGCGGATACATTCTGTATGTCAACATTTATCTGTGAGATATCACCTGTAACGTTGTTAACTACCTCAGTAAGATTTGTTACATCACCAGATACATTATTGACAATTTCTGTAAGGTTAGTTACATCACCTGTAACATTTGCCAATTCATCATGAGTAACAACGTCTGTAGGAATAGCAGCAGATACTTCTTGAATCTCTGCTTCCAATGCAGTAACCTGAGAATTAGTAGCGAAGTTGGAAATGTCAAGTTCTTCAAATTCAACTTCTTCACTTTCAGGAATCTGTGCTGATACAGAATCAACAGCAGCCGAAACTGTCTGAATGTCTGACTCAATCTGAGAGATGTCCCCTGTAACTCCGCTTATATTCGTCTCGAGAACATTTATATCACCTGTAACATTATTGACTATTGTCTCAAGGTTATTGATGTCCCCTGTGACGTTCTCGACGATAGTAGTCAGGTTCTGAACGTCTCCGGTTACATTATTGATGATGTTAGTAATTTCTTCAACATCACCTGTTACATTATTGACTACATTCTCAAGATTCTCTAAGTCAGACTGAGATGCATAGTCACCTTCTGGCTGCAAACCGGTTACCGAGATTTCATTTCCTTGTATAGAAATATACTGACCTGCGGTATATACTTGACCACCACCAGACACAGCAGCAGATACAGCGTCTATCTCACTCTGAAGATCATTAAGGTCACCTGTTACATTATTGACGAATTCATTATAAACTTCGTATGTAACATAGTCGCCCATAGAAGAAGCGGGCTGCATTCCAGTTACAGAAATGTTGTTATAGATGTCAATGGAAATACCAGGACCTGCTTTATACTCAACACCTCCTGAAGCAGAAGATGATCCACCAAAGCCAGCACCAAGCTTTACAATCTGCAATGTCTGAATGTAGGCGTCTTTCCAATCAACCTTTGGCGAAGGAGCAAAGTAAAGTACATTGCTGCAGTCAACCGGTGAAGTCTCACCTGTATCAAGAACCTTACGAATGAATGTCAACTTAAGACAGTGACGACAATCACCATCAGTCAAAGGTCCGGTTTCATCTAGCTGCCATGCAACGTCTTCATTTGCATTACCATTGCCTGTATAGACAAGCAATTCATCAAGTCTATTAACTTCTGTGCCTGATTTCTGCTGGAAACGAATTACACAGTTAACCAAGTAAAGACCTGGCTTCAAGTACATATACTTAGGATAAACTGCTGTGCCACCTTCAGGATTTATCGTTCCATATTCAACGCGGTCAACGAAATTACCATGATAGTCTGGATTAGAAGGCAAAGCCAATGTCTGTCCTGCATTCTGTCCATAGAGAGGCTGAGTAGCACCATACTGACCCAACCAATGTTCTGCGTCTTCATCTGTTGGTTGAACACTGCCACCAGAATTACCACCAGTATTGCCTGGAGATACATTATAGCGACTCATTACTAGAGAACCAAACTTGTTATAGACGTAAATATCGTATGCATAGGCAGGAGACGCCAATACGATATTAGAACCAAGGGAATCTAAAGGAATCTTGAAAGGATGCAATGTGCCATCAAAGTCTGAGGCACAGTAATACTTATTGCGTGTACCGTGGTAGTAAACTTCTATCCAACCGTCTGTCAAAGGTTTACCAGCGGAATTCACAAGCTGGAAAGCTGGGTCGAGAAGATACGCCCACTGGACTATATCTAAATCGTTAATCATTTATTCTTATCTCCTAAGCATAGCCGAATGATTTATGTCTATTGAATAATTAGAAAGGTACTAGGTATAAATTATAGAAAGGAGAATTGTTATGAAGTTACCGACCTGGACAAATCCACACAGAAAGAGAAGATCGGACATCTCATATACAGATCCTGCATACACGAAGTATTACGACCTCGACCTAAATGATTTCCAACAGCTAGTAACTAAACTTAAATCAGGTAAGCAACTATCAGAAAGTGAGAATGACAGGTATGGCGTCTACATATTGACTGTATGTATTATCTGTATGGAAGGACCGAAATTTAAGAATAAACCATACCAAGAGAAAGAACAGATTCTTGAACAGCAATACTTTGAACTGTTACCTGGTGTATTGATGTTTAATCCCGATAAGGGTAAACTTTACTCATACGCATATAGAATTGCTTATACAGCAGCTATTCATTTCTATACGAATCGGCAAGAACAAGGTCGCCGAAAGAAATGTATTGAAGATCATTGTCAAGAAGAATATGATCTTTACCTCGATGAATATTCCACACATAAGATAGGAGTCCAACATGGAAGAGACTAAGAAGCAACCAATCATTAACATAGTACCAGCCGATAACGGTGGATGTGGTTATTACCGTTTGATGCAAGTAGGTAACATGCTTCAGTTAATGAGACATGACGTTACTATTTCAGCAGCTAGTAAGTATCGTACTTGTGGTCAGCAGGTTATCTATACACAGCGAATCCTTACAGCAGACTTGATGTCAAAGCTACTTAACTTCAAGAAACAGACTGGTGTAAAGTTTATCATTGACTATGATGATCTCATTTGGGAATATAAAGGTGAGTCTTTGCCTGACTATAACCTTTGCAGAAATAAACTTGACTGTAAAGGAAATACTGAAGCAATGAAGAAATACCTTAATGAACTGGCTGACCACATTACAGTCACAACAGAAGAACTTAAACAGTCTTTGCTGCAGTTTGTTCCTGAAGATAAGATAACAGTCATTCCGAACTGCTTGTCATATAAGGATTGGTATTTCCCTTACACACCAGTACCTAAAGAAGATATCTTTATGTATGCTGGTTCATATACGCACTTTGATAATGTCAATAAGAAACTTGGTGACTTTGATAAGAATCTTGTTCAGTACTTGTCTAATAAGAAAGTTATCTGTAAGTCACTTTGTCCTTACTTCATCAAGCCATATAAGAATACGAATGGTTCGTTGCTAACTGTCTATCCGCAAGCATTCTATCAGGAGTCACGTGAAGCAAAGTTCATTATAGCTCCGTTGGCAGACAATGAGTTCAATAAGTGCAAGTCTGATTTGAAGTATCTTGAGTCTGCTGCTATTGGTAGAGTCTGTCTTGTATCTGACTTCCCTGGTAGCCCATTTGAGGGCGCTCATCCTTATCAGAAGATACCCGTAGGGTCAACCCCGACTGCAATTAAGTTCATTGTAGAGCGTGCGACTGAGCATTATAATGAAATTCTGCAGCACCAGTACAAGTATCTCAATGGTAGATGGCTAGATAACCGAATAGGCGAATACAAGAAAGTACTTGGCCTTTAAGACAAAGAAACCCCTGAGCGGTCTGCCCAGGGGTTAAATTATGTACTCTCCTTAGAGAGTCAGTCTCTGAAGGAAATCAGAGCGATGCTAGATTACATCGATACCAAGTTGGCAGTTGCGTCCTTGATGCAGACGTAAGCACAGCCACGAGGTTCAACAATACCAGCAACAGCAGCGATAGCCCAACGAGTTGCGTTTGTTCCCTTGAGAACATCAACTGCGCGGCCTTCGTGCAATGTGATACCATCCGGAGAAGTTACTCGGCTGTCAGCGTTAGACCAGTCAAGTTCAGGGAGAGTATCAAACTCCATAGCACCGTTTACACGGAAGATACCAGTGAAGTAAGTACCAGCCTTGATAGGATTCTTGAGCTTGTCATTAGCCTTAGGCATAGCAGTTGCTTCCTTAGTGCCTTCACCAACGAAGTCAACCTTGCGGACCTTTACAGCACCAGCAGTTGCGTCTTCGATAGCGATGAATGCCTTCGGAGCAGAAGTCTTTACGCCAACCAAGTCAGTAGCGTAAACGCCTTCAACGAACAACGGAGTTCCCTTCGGAATGTCTTCGGTTACACCAGTCAATGTGAGGGTATCGTAGTCAGCACCAGTTGCGTAAGAAGCAACAGTAGCAGATGCGAGTTCAGCAGCAAGTTCCTCAGAAATTTCAAGGACCGGCATGCCTTGCTGAGTACGGACTTCAGCCTGAGCAATCTTACCACGGAGACCCTTCTGGTAGACCGGTTCTACGCCATCAGCAGGAACGTATGCCTTACCTGCAGACTGCATGATAGAATCAATCATCGGATCCACGAATGCGTACTGAGATTCAGAGCTGATGGACTCAAGGTAGTTAGATGCCTTGAAGAGCGGAAGGAAGCCAGTTCCAACGAATGCAGTGTTCTGAAGACCAAGGTCCTTATCAAGAACGCCAGCAACGAGACCCTTAGCAATCTTCTCACCCTGAGGTGTAGCGATTTCCTTGTCCCAATTAACGTCAGTAACCTTCTCAAGCAAGTTAGTCTTGATAGCTACGTTACCGATACCGATGGTCTTAGAGACCTTACGTTCAACGAGGTTAGAGACATGTTCGGAAATGTCCATACCTTCAACGTATTCACCTGCGTCGCGGATAACAAACTCGTAAGTCTGTCCATTACGCTTACCAGCAAGCTGGTCAGCACAGTAGCTCTTAGCACCGACAGTAAGATACGGAGCTGCTTCAGCGGAACGAATGAGAACAAGTTCGGTTCTCTGGTTATCAACAAATGTATTTGCCATATTTCAATTCTCCTAGTGGCGTTTATGTGTCGCCAAATAATTATTCATTGTGTTTCTGTCTCGGAGCAAAGAATGAGTTGTTACTGCACCTCCACTCTGAGAGCTGATTTGTTTCCCAATGACGGGAATGGTAGGTTTCTTCTCAGGCACTGTAGGCTGGACTGGCTGTGCTGGTGTAGCAGGAGCTGCAGGAGCAGTCTGTCGTGCATGATATTTGTCAAGGATCTCATCAGAAACGATTCTTACTGAATGCTTCAAAGAATCAGGATCCTTAGAACGGAAGACTCTGCGCAGTGCATCCATGTTTGTCATCAATTCCTTGAGAACAACAGGATATTCCTGAAGGGTATCCAAATAGTTAAGCACTACGTTATTAGGATCATTCTCCTGAAGAGCTGCCATGAAGTCCGAACCTTTGTCTTTAATCAAAGTTCTGTAATCTTCAAGGTCTTTACCCTGGAAGCAATGCTCCGTGATGATTCTGTCCTGCTCAATATCAAACTGCTCTTGCTCGTATGTATCCTGCTGTTTGAGTTGCTTGATTTCATCTTGCATGTCACGTTTAGCAAATTCATTACGAACGTATGCATTTGAGTCAGGAGAGCCATCGGGTTTGGTAAAGTGTTTCTCTTCTAAGCCGTCTCGTTCTTTGAGCTTGGCTTCGAGTTCCTTAATGCGTGCCTCGTATTTGGCCTTCTGTTCTTTACGCTTATTCTTCTCACGGATGAATGCATAGTCTCTCTTGGACTTGTCATTATCCTTCTTGGTATCAACTTTATCGTCTTTAGGTTCAGCTGGGTTATCAGCCTTGCTTACTTCTTCTGGCTTAGGTTCAACGCCGTCATTGGTCTTTGTCTTATCAGCTGTTTCTTCAGGAGAAGCGGCGTCCTTAACTTCTGATTTAGATTCTGGTACTTCAGGTTCTGTTGATGGGACAGTCTCTGTAGTCTCAGGTTCCTTAGCTGTATCTTTGCTCATATAGGCTAGAGCTTGTTCTGTACTCATTGGCATAGGCGAGTAATTCCACAACCGGTGTAATTAAAGTTAGGCATGGACGGCCACCGTTACCGTCCATTACCTTTAATAATTAGGGAAGTTTATTTGAGAGGCGGGAGACCACTATTAGCACCCCAGCCTTTCAATCTCCAAAGGTTAATCAATGATCTACCAACGGATCCATTTCCTGTTGAGTATGTACCATTCAATACCTCAGCAGCGACATCTGGTTCCACACCACTGACGCTGTAACCATCCATAGAAAGAATCTTCGTTCTAGGATTATACTGAATGTCATGTACCCAAGAAGATGTTGACTTCAAAGTAGGATCTCTTGGTACTTCATCGCCATACCAATAAGGCATAGCGTCACGTTCTGTAGCAAGTTCAGCAACAGCCAGACGCTTAGTAGGTCCTTCGGGCAAGCTCATAACGTAACGATAGACATCATCTTCATCGCCTATCGTGATGTTATAAGGAATGCTAGCGAGCATGCGCTTACGCTCGCTAAGAGTCTGCATTTCCCTTGCTCTAGGATTACCACCTTGTCCGGCGTTATATGAACCGCCTGTTAATACTTTAAAGAGCATTATCCAACAACCTCCTCAACAGTATCAGAAACACCTTGGATGTAGGCTTGCTGTTCGCGAATCTCAGCATCTGTTTCTTTCTGAGCATCAGCTACAGCAGATTCTGCAGCTTTGATGTTTATTTCCTGTTGCTTAAGCATTGCATCGTTATCAATCTTGACGCCTTGCTGTTGAAGCTTAGCAGTCTCAATCATCATCTTATCCTGTTCAGCAACTGAGAACTTATTAAAGTCAAGGATTCTCTGTTCTCTCTGGTTCATCATAGAAAGCTGAGCAGCATCAAGCTGTTTCTGCAATTCGTAAACTTGCTGTTGTGAAGCCTCCAATGCAGCCATAGTCTGTTCCATCTGTGCCTGCATCATGTTCATTGTATGCACAGCAGCCGGATCCTGATTATCAGCGATGAACTTAAGGTTAGGCGGAAGGTTAGCAACAATGTTACGGCTAAGCTCTTCACCAAGATCGTTCTTCAATGTATCAGCGAAGTACTTAGCAAGAATTGGTTTCATTTCGTCTGGCATGATAGTTCCCATAGCAGACAATTCCTGACGAGCCTTCATTTCACGGGTAATTACAGACGGACCATTCTCAAGGGTGAACTGAAGATCATTGCCTTCATTGAGCAATTCAATTACGATCTTACCAAGAGTACGGACTGCTTTATAGGCATTGTTGTAGTAAGAAGCTGTATTAGATTCCTTAGATGTTTCCTGACGGAGAATCTCTGTTGCTGTTCTTTCTCTCTGGTCAATGATACCAGTAAGAGGAATACCAAGAGTATCTTCCATCAATGTGCGGCATGTGCTGATAGTATTCTGAAGGTCACCAGTCTCAAATCCTTCTGTGAGAAGTACTGGCTGATGTTCACCTTTCCAGAGCACAGCAACGGTATCATCTTGGTTCATTGCAGCAAGGTTCTTCTCTAGACCATCAATAGCGTCTACATTAGCCATGATGTTTGCTTTAGCAGAACGACCTACTCGTTCAATGAGAGAAGAATAAGCAATGTTAGCACCAAGTTCCAATGTCAATGTCTGTTGGATAATGCCGTTATAGTTTATCTGGTCTGACTCATAGATTTCATTACCCGCAAGGCGTATGATAGGAATGAACTTGATTGGTAATTTGACATTCTGAACAACTTTATCGCCAACGATCTTATAGAACATTACGCCGTCATTCTCCTTAACATAATAGGAAATAACAGCAACAGAATCTTCAGGCACTTCCCACTGTTTGAAGGAAGCAAAGTTGATGTATGTTGAAACGTCTGGATAAGCCATAGGAACGACGTCAGCACCGAACAGACGCTTTGCTTTCTTAACAGGCATATAGTTAATTACAGCACCTTCTTCTGCGTCTGCACCTTCAACTGTATTGCAAGAAGGGTCAAAGGCAATAGCATCAATGTGACTTGCTGTCTCAACGATGACCTTTGGCAATCCTGTGTATTCATCTGTATCAGTAGAAACTACCAAGTAGCCATAACCAGTAAGTACTGCCTTACGGAATGCGTCTACGAGTGCAGACTTTGTATCTGTATCTGCTTCAACGGTGTCAATGGCTTTCTGTATTTCTTCAAACTCTTTCTCTTTATTTACTAGCTCAATGTGCCAAGGCGAGTTCGACATAGGAGACGAAATAGCATTAGCCATAGGATTCCAGTTGTTCAAAGAAAGATTAACTCTGTTCTTTCTCTTATACTTCTTGCGGTATTCTTTAGTCCAGAAATCGCCAGAATAACGACGCATATCATCAACAGCTCTGCTAATTGTGTTAGCAAAGCGGTTATCTGATTTGATAAGGAAGTTATTGCAGGCTTCTATAATTTCTCTTACATCCATTAGGAACCTCTTTATATCCAATAATTAGTTTGAGATCTGAACTGCATCAAAGGTCATGGATTGACCGACAGTCATACCAGCCATACCACCTGCGATAGGCATGTTACGAATGTTCCATGACCAAGGTCCGCCTGAGTTCTTTCTCATACCGTAATATGCTGGTGTACCGACATCTTTATTTGAAGGAACAGGTACAGTCACACCGTAAGCAGCACCAGCATTTGCCATCATCGTGTTAAGAAGAATCTGAATTACTGCTTTAGTGTTTATGATACCGATAGTGAACAGATTCATCTGGAACACATAGCTGTTATCCTGTCCATACGGCGTATAGACGTAATATCCGGACTGTTC